CACTTGCCTCGCCTGCAACCGAAACAGGGTCAAGCAGTGGAAGAAAAACAACCCTGAGAAAGTTGTCAGGATGACAGTCAGATATGGGCGGAAGTACAAGGAGAAAAGATCTGCAGTCGCCAAGGTCAAAAACGCGGTCAAGAATGGGAAGCTTTGCTATCCGCTAACGTGCTCAGAGTGCGGCAGGGGTGGCAAAATCCATGCCCATCATGAGGACTACGATCAGCCCTACAAGGTGATTTTCCTCTGCCCCCAATGTCACAGTAACAAACACTCCAAGAGAAAAAATGAATACCGAAACCGAATCAAACCCAATCGATCCAAAACCCAACCCAACCGCAACCGTAGCACGGCCAGTCATAAGGAATGACGTACACTGGTACACGGCATCAGGTGAGCCTTGTTACGATGTGATCGGCAAGTCCACTGGCCGGCCGCGGCCGGTTAATCTGGCTGATGCTCGAGCACGCAACCTACTCCCGTCCGTGACTACCATCCTCAAAGTCCTTCACAAAGAGGCGCTGGTAAACTGGATGATTGAGCAAGCCTGCTTGGCTGTGCTTACCAGTCCCCGGCAGCCAGGGGAGAAAGACGATGCCTTTGCCAAACGGATCCTGCAGGTTGAGAAGGTGCAAGATCAGGAGGGGGCGATCGCCAGGGATAGAGGCACGCAGATCCATGATGAGATCGCAAATTACTTTGCCGGTACGCCCATGGATGGCAGCGTTGAAAAATGGATCCTCCCGGCGATCACCAAGCTCGAGGAGTACGGTTCAGTGATCGAGGTGGAAAAGTGCATTGTGGGCCCCGGCTACGCCGGCCGGTACGATCTGCTGCAGGATTGCCCTGATGCTTACCGGTTATGGGATATCAAGAGCACGAAGCGGCTCCCCGATCCAAAGAAAGGCGCTTGGCTCGAGCATCGGTTGCAGCTTGGCGCATACGGCAAGGCGCTGCCGATGCACCTCGAGGAGAAAGGCAAACCGCTCATTTGCGGTAACCTCTATATTTCGACAATAGAAGAGGGCGAGTTTGTTGTCTGCGAACATCAGGATTGGGAGGGCACCTACGATTACGGGTTTAAGCCTCTGGTCGCGTACTGGCAATGGGTAAACCAGCATTTCCCGTCTCAGCCAGGAGCGGAGCCAGGGACTAAGGCGACTCTCGAGCAACAGAAAGCGGCCGTTGCTGCCATTAAGGAGGCGGCGCTCAAAGGGTTTGAGCCTCTGCCGCCATTTCCCCCGATTGAGGTTTCGGCTGGCGCTATTTTAGTTCCACCCCAAGCGCCTGCGCCAAAAGAGCTCCCTGAGGTTGTCAGGGGCAAGAAAGTTGTATGGTCATGAGCACTCCCTCACACGAAGAGTTTCTCGCTTCCAGCCTGCAGGATCACTGGCGAGTTTACAAAGAGCAAGTTTATCCTAAAGGGACGGTGCCGCAGCAAAACCGGCAGTTACACATGGCGTTTATGGCTGGCGCGCTGGTGATGTACACTCAGGTCACGGAGATATCCGCCACCCTGCCAGAAAAGGACGCAATGCTCCGCTTGGCGGAGATACTCAAAGAGTTAGATGCTTATGCTGCGGCTCAACGGCAGGAAATGGAATACGCAAAACTCCGGCAGCAATGAGATACACCCTTGAACAACTCCGAAAATCAAAAATTGGGCAAGCTCCCAGCAACCAAATGCTCATCGCGCAAGCAATCGCGGTTAAGGGATCCCAAGCTGACATTCTGCGTATGGGTACCGTGGGATGTACCGATGTACAACAAAACCTATCACGCCCATTGGACCGTAAACGTAGGGCACGCCAAAACGGCGCGGTTACGCTGGTCGCAATCGTTACAATCATCCGAGTCGGCTATAGAGAAGTTGACGATGATAGCATCGTTCCTGGCTTCAAAGCCCTCAGAGACGCCATTGCCGCCAGCCTCGGAGTCGACGACGGGGACAAGCGGATCCGGTGGCGGTACTCGCAAGCCCGAATAGATGACGGGCGAACCGGCACAATCGTAAAAATCGATCAAGTCTGAAAAACACTTTGCTCATCCTGGCGCGTTCATAGAGTGCCCGTTCCTAAATTAAGTCCTTAGGTTTAACGGAAATCATGAGTGCACCACAAGCGCCGCTCCCGATAGGAGCAAGCCAGGATGAGCATTTTCTCTTTCAATGATCTGCGCTCCTTGCAGGCTCTGCGGTACCAACGTCGAATTTGAGCCCACGCTCACGGCCGGCAATGTGGGCTTTGGCGTTACCTGCCAGGATTGCACGGCCAAGCAGGACGCAGAGCGCAGTGAGCGCCTGCGCAAGATTAAGCTGGCATCGGAATGGAATAACATCTGCCCTCCGCTCTTCAAAGATACCGAATTAGCAAAGCTGCCGTGCCCTGAGAAGTCCTTGGCGGCGCTCGCATGGCGCTTCTATGACGGCCAGGGGCTAAACCTTTGGGGGCTTCCCAATAGCGGCAAAACCCGCACGCTGTTCCTGATCGTCAACCGGCTTCATTTCTCCGGCCGTCGCTGCAAGGTATTCAGTCCTGCAGATTTCATGCATGAGCTTGAGGCGCGCAACTATCATCGGGCGGAATGGGTGCGCAAGCTGGCCAGGATTGACGTTGTGGGCTTTGACGATATGGACAAGCTGGCCCTCACGCGGCCGCAGGAGAAAATCTTTTTCGCGCTACTGGATAAGAGGATGACGGCAAAGCGGCCGTGCCTGTTCACGCACAACAGCACGGCGGCTGAGCTCGAGTACAATTTCAAATTGGGTACGGCGATGGTTCGCCGGATCCGCCAGTTCACAAAATCAATTCACTTCCCATGAAATACGCAAGCGTGTGTAGCGGGATAGGAGCGCCAGAATGTGCATGGCAAGACATAGGCTTTGACTGCGCCTTTGCGGCTGAGAATGAGCCTTTTCCCTCTGCAGTTTACGCACACCATTACCCTAAAGTTCCCAATTATGGCGATATTACCAAATTCAAAGAGTGGCCAGATCACCCAATCCAGCTTCTTGTTGGAGGCACACCCTGTCAAAGCTTCTCAGTCGCTGGACTTAGAAAGGGACTGGCTGATCCGCGTGGGAACCTCATGCTCACTTTCCTGGCCATTGCTGGCCGATATGCTCCCAACTGGATCGTTTGGGAAAATGTCCCTGGCGTGCTGTCCATTGATGAAGGACGGGCTTTTGGGGCCCTCCTCGGAGGGTTGGCAGAACTCGGGTATGGGTTCGCCTACAGAATTTTGGACGCTCAGTACTTCGGAGTGGCCCAAAGACGCCGCCGTGTGTTCGTTGTCGGACATTCTGGAGGACAATGGCAGCGTGCCGCAGCGGTTCTATTTGAGCGCGAAAGCATGTGCGGGAATCCTGCGCCGCGCCGAGAAACGGGGGAAAGAATTGCCCCCACAACTGAAGGCCGCGCTGGACGCAGTGGCTCAAACAATTTCAACACCAGCGGAGGGCTAGTGGATATTGCCAGACCCCTACGCGAGAGTCACACGCACAGAGAAGATTCAATGACTGTAATCGCCCACAGCCTGAAAGCGGACGGGTTTGACGCGAGCGAGGATGGAACCGGGAGAGGCACGCCGTTAATAGCAAGATGCGTCCACACCAATGAGGGAACAAAATTGGACTTTGAAACCAGCACGATTCTGGCCTTTTCATCCAAAGATCACGGTGCCGATGCTGGCAAATTATCGCCCACTATCAGAGCCTGCCCTCATGACAAATCCCATGCCAACTCAGGCGCTCCGCCGGCAATTCAAACAGGCTTTGCTGTGCGCAGGCTTACGCCAGTGGAATGTGAGAGACTCCAGGGCTTTCCCGATGGTTATACCGCCATTGAATATCGCGGAAAACCTGCCTGCGACGGACCTCGCTATAAAGCTTTGGGTAATTCAATGGCGGTACCTGTGCTGCGCTGGTTAGGAAAGCGCATTGAGCAGGTAAACAGAATCTGATCAGACTCTGATCGGAATCCAATTAGACTCTAACTTTATGACAGGCTTTAATGACGGTCCTGCAGCCGGCCAGAGGCTGATGCTAAAGCGCGCTCCCTATTTGCTGCGCGTCACTGAGGAGGGCGGCAAGTTTGATGCGCTTAACGAGCTCAGCGATGAGCCGCGGCCAGGAGAAAAGCTCTACGCTTACAAAATGGATCTCTCAGACGGTGGGCCCTCCTTCTGCCATATCAGGGCATCTAAACCGGCCGCGAGTGGCTTCTACGTGATAGCGCGCTACAAACTGATCGAGCCTCAGCCTCCGGACGAAGTAATGAGGGACAACGCGAAATGGGGGCACTGGTGCGACACCTCAGAGCTCAGGGTTGAATGGGAAAACGCCAGTGGGCACAAAAAGAGGCTGAACTAACCATGATCGGCAAGAGATTTTTCCGTCTGGTTGTATTGCGGAGAGCCCCGATAGCGAGAGCTAAAGCAAACCGCGGCGCACGCTCAAGGTGCCAATCCCAACTCTGTTTAGTCGCCTGTACGCTGGCTGGCCAGTGAGGCGAATCCTCACTGCCTAATAGAATCCAAATTTATTCGGCCGCGGTACTATCCGCTTTTTCCGCTTCCCCCTGAGCGGCTGATATCCGCCAGGAGGCTTGTGAGCAAACTCCTCCGCAACTTTCTGCGGAGGACATTTCTTCATGGCCTTACCTTTGGAATGGGCGCACATTCCCATAAACCTCTGTTGGCGGGAGCTAACTGCAGGAGGCATAAATTTCCTTTCTCATTCCGGCCGATTAAGCATCTGCCGGTACCGGCTGTAAAGCTGTTTCCGCTCCTCGAGCGCCTCTTTGTAGAGCGCTTTATCATGGTCGGAGAGCGATCGGATGAAGCTCCGCTCGCTGGCGGCGCTCCCGGTAAACGGGTGAGGATGCCGCAGAGCGCGGTTAATCACCTGAGCCTCTTTGGTTTTTCGGAGCTCATCGAAAGCTCTGCGCGCTGCTCCCATATCCTCACGCAGGAGCGCGCCGCGCAGATCCGCGTAATCGGAGGGCCCAAAGTCCTCTTTCAACCGGCGCTCAACTTCAGCACGCAACTTTGCGCTTGAGCTCTTGCTCTTCCATTCATCGGCCAGAGCGTAAATCTGGCGCTGCGCAGTCCCGGCCGGCTCCGTCTTAAAGCCAGCGCTGGCCACTATCTGGCGCTGAACACTGCCAGGAGCGGCCGGAGGGATAACTCCCGGGAGCACTTTCGAGCCCACTGCCCTCCCGGCTTGCGAGAGGGAGATCGGTACCGGTACGAGTTGGGTTGCGGCCGTGATTGCGCGCCTGCCAGTACCGATGAGCTTTTCGTTATTGGCCGGATCCCGGCCGGAGATCATCACCTCGAGGAGCCTGCCCAGGTTGCCCATTTTGTTTGAGCCGATCTGGTTGACGGCCGCCCATACGTCCGGTTTCTCCCTGGCATAGCGCAGGATATCATGAGTCACCTCCCCGAACACTGAGAGCGGAGAGATGAAGTAGCCCTTGGTTTTGCCTGTGACGTCGGGGATCCAGGCGTCAAGCTTGTGCCCTTTCTCCTCGTTGCTGAAAGTGAGGTGTCCCCGGGTGATCAGGTTCAACAACTGAGTGCCAACGAAGTAAGCGGCCAGTCCTGAGCCGATGCCCTTGGCGGCGGTGCCAAAATGGACAGGTTGCCCCTTTGCGATCTGGACAGGGATCGCCGCAAGCTGTTTTACGGCTCGCGCCTCGCGGCGTACCAGCGCCTCTTCCCAATTGGGAGCCAGGAATAGGACTTGCAGGATGGATTTAACCGATGGATTGCGGAAAATGCTCTCTTTCTGCAGGTTGCCAAAGAGCACATTGACGTCACTCGCCACCTTGCGCGCTACCTCCGTCGCGTTTAGTTTCGGGTTTTGCTTCGCAACTCGCTCAAACTCAGCAAGAAAGCCGTGAGTGATCGCAGAGCGAGTCAGCTTGTCGAACACCCATTTATTCACGGCTCCGGTTACGGGAAACTCGCGGATCCAATCCCGGTAAAGGGCATCGTTAAAGCGCGCCAGATTCAAGCCCTCCCGGGCTCCAAGTTGGACCAGTGCGTGAGGCGATAACCTTATCGTACGGCCGCCAACCTCGATTGGGCGGGGAGTTTTGATGTAATCGGCCATTTCCTGCGTTATGGAACCGTTACTTACGGCCGCCTGCAGGTCGCCAAGGTTGTAT